TAGCCTGGGCACGAATTCTTTGTTGCATTGAATTATAAGCATTACCAGCTTTAATTCCATCAATACGAACTGAATTGCCATCTTTTGCCGACTCATTCAGTGCAGCAATAATCATATTCAATTCTTCAGACTTGCGACCAGCTCTTGCGATTTCTGGAAGCGTATCTACTTTATTCATCTTTAGTGTTGTCACTTGATTTCTCCTATGGTTGGTTTGTTTTGTTAGGAAGCCATTTTGACTACCTATTGCTTAGATAAGACCATATCAGGCTTTATGGTAAAAAACTCATCAGGGAGCAAAAAACTTCTAAAAACTAAAAGAAATTTATTTTTTGACTTCAGGCTCAACACTATTGGCGATATATTCTTTCAGCTTTTGATTTTCCAGTTTCAGTACAGTAAGATCAACATGTGCTGATGCTAATTGCATTGCCAATTGACTAATCACTTCTTCATGAGTAACTTTAAGATTATCTAGAGATTTTCCAGCCATGGTGACGCATCCTTTTCTTCATTAAATCCTGGAAAGAATTGTCCAGTATCTTTATTATACACTGTAACTGTTCCAAATTCTGGCATATCTTCATTCTCTTCCCAATATTTATCTGGAGATAAAATTTCAATTTCTACCTCTGCCCCAATAGCCATATTTTCAACACAAACAAATACCGCACCAGCAACCGCATCTGCTAAGTCTTTTGAACCTGAACTTGGGTGATCAATTTTATTATTACCAAATAACCTAAGTTTTAAAAGCTCTTCTTCAACTAAAAGATCATTCCAATATCCACGCAATCTTGTATCATAAATAGCAGTCATTAATGTATCAAAGTCTGTTTTCTTAACGCTATGAAAATCCGCATTAATACCTTGAGCTCTTAAGCTTTGAATCATTTCAATAGATTGCCATCTGTCAAAAGTAACTTTAGCAACATCAAATTTTCTACATAAGTCCAAAATCATTTGTCTAATAGATGCAAAGTTAATTTCCTGGTTAACAGACGCTTCCCATGAGTAAACTAAATCAACATTAATAATAGGAAGATTTTCAACACCCATTAATGTTTTAACTTCTTTAAGTCCAGTACAATGAACCATGCTAAGCGCAGCTCTGTCTCTCTTTAAGGCTAAGTCAATATGAATAAATCTTACTTGACCATCTGTTTTATTAAACCAAGGTTTAAAATTACCTTCTTCATCAACAGGATCTTCACTATACATAAAAGCTTTTCTAACTAATTCAGGATCTCTAAAGTAAGCATCTTCCATGTTAGGAGGCTCACATTCAAATCTAGCTCTAGCTTCAACAGGATTTCTAATATATTCCGATTCTAATTGCTCACGCTTAATAGTAGGATTAACTTCCCATGTTGCAGCTTTAATAGTCCAAGTCTTAGGTTCCTTCTTTTCTCTAGAATTAAAATATCTTTGTTGAATAAAGTCACCTTTATAGCGGGGGAAAGACAATAGAATAACTTTACCGACTTCTGGAAAGCGAGACATAATAGAAAGCTTAGACATATTGTAAATCGCAGACGCAGATCCCTTTGATCTCGTTTCTCCACGCAATTCAGCATCTGTTTTAAAAGCAGCAATTTCATCCAAAATAATTGTCATTACTTCATAACCTTCCCAACCTTCAGATTCAGAGTGACCAGAAAAGCATCTAACAGGTTTAGAAAAGAAAAATATTTCTGATACTCTAGGTTCAAATCCAACTTTATTAAAGTAAGGAGATCTAAGCAATAAGTTCTTTAATGGTTCAAAGAATACTCTCTGGGCTTGCTGAGCGTTTACAGCAAGGTTTAGAAGGTCAATATACACACCATGAGCTTTCCCATAATAAATTAATGGATCTCTTAAGCAATGGATAAGATATACCGTATAAGCCATTGATATTCTTGCACAATGGTCTTTACCAGACCCTTTGCCTAGCATACAAATAACTTCATTGTCAGTATATGTTTTATACCATCTTTTCCCTTCTTCTTCCCCTAATAAAGAAATTAGTGTTCTTTCTTTGTAAATCTGTGTAGAATGTCGTACAATCTCTAATTGGATATCAGAAAGCGGAGGTAAACCTAAATATTCTTTATCTTGTACAAATGTTTGAATATCAACAGGTGTTTCTGTAAGATCATCTTGACGCAAAAGCCTATCAAAATCTGCAAGTTCAAGATTCATTCCCATGAAATCAGACATACAAAGCACCACCCTTTCCGTAATCTAGATTTTTTAAACCTTTATGATAGAGGGTTCTGAGTCTAAGTTTTAGGGTTTCCATTTAAACATTATCCGCATTCATGATTTCAAATGCAATTTCAAGTTCAACACGAACTTCGTTAGCAATATCAGGATGCTTTCCAATCACATCTCGCAATACTTTGGAAAGGATTTGGTTTACATTTTCCGCTTTCTGCATACGAGCAATATACTGGTTGTCAGTAGTATTGCCAGTAAGAAGTTTGTGCAGCTGGGCTTTTTTAGTAGCCAACTCGCCAGCTAATTTAATAGCTTGAATTCTTGCAGGAATCATACCGTGATCGGTAGCGATGTTAATAGTTTCCCAAGCTTCCTTGCTCAATTGGTCAAACTCTTGTAAAGCTTTTATTGTATTGAACTGTAGCTTTTCTAGAAAATAAGGGTCAGCCTCAGCCTGTCTATTAAGAATCTTTTTATATTCTACAACATATGATTTAGCTTTATCAACACTTAAAGAAAGGAGTGTTGATATTTCAGAGTAGTTATAGCCTTTAACAAAAAGCAAACCAGCCTCTTCAACATGTTTTAATTCTTCTATTAGGGTTACACCCTCGTATCGTTCAATATCTGACATAATCTTTCAGCGTATTCCTTTGTTACTTTTTCCCAAGTCATATTCTCGTTAATATGCCGAGCACCAGCTAAAGTCTTGTTCAAGACTTCATCGTAGTTTTTTGTTACATATAACATTTTATCACACAAATCATCAAAATTTGGCTCTGCCCACTCTCCAGTATTATCATAGATACCAGTCATATTAATTTTAGACCACTTATAATCTAGAGGAACAGACAACTCTGCGTACTCTTCGCAAGCAGTAGCGTTTGTACAAATCGTTGGGATACCTTTCGCTATCGCTTGAAAAGGAATTAAACCCCACCCTTCGCCGCTTGTTGGGTACAATAAGCAGTCCGCTTCATCATACAATGCAGAAAGAAGGCTATCGCTTAATTTCCAATCTATAACCTCAATTCTAGGATGATCTTTAATAGATGACATATTGCTTGTACCTTTGCTAAGGCGAGCGTCTGGTGGACCATTAGATTTGTAAATAAGTTTATAATTCTCATCCCGAGCAAAAAGATGTATAAATGCATCAACAGCCATTTGAGAATTTTTTCTTGTTGATGGAGAACCTATGTTCATAAATGTAAAAGGTCTATTACGCTTCACCTTACTTGGTGAATACAGCTCTGGATCTACTCCTAGACTAAAAGAGTAAACAGGTTTAGTAACACCAGATTTAATAAAAACATCTTTCATAAACTTAGATGTAGTCCATATCTCATCCATGTTGTTCATGGAGTCAACCCAGTCTTTTCTTAAAGCATTTGTTTCCCAGTAAGTAAAGCCAATTGAATACTTAGAACCACGGACATAACCATCTGGGAGACAGTTGTTGATTATGATTGGGCTATTAGTATTTGTATTAACACTCATATAGTTAATACCAAAATCTAATTTCTGTATTTCTTCTGGAAGATCTGGGGCGAACTCAGAAATGGGAACGCCATGTTTTATTAAATTAGAAATAATATTTAAAGAAGAATCGCCGTAGCCTTCTCCAGCCCTAGCTGCTCCCCCACTATTCCAGAAAATCAATTACTCAATCCTCTTTGGTGAATTTTGGGAATGATAATGGAACTCCAGTGAAATCAGCGACCTTCTCTAAATCATCTCTATCATAACCATGAAGCTTTGTAAACTCTACTCTGTAGTTGTGCCATCCTTGGACACCAGCCCAAAACTTTTTGTCAGTAGTATCTTCAAGTTCAATTAATTCCTCAGACTCAAGCAAAAAGCTTAAAACCCCCAAAGGCATATAAACAACCATGTTGTAGCCTTCGTCTTTACCTTCAGTGAAATCTTTCAAATAATTCTGGAACATCTTAATAGTATTGATAACAGAGTCACCAGTGAAATATTCAATAGCGCCATTAGCGTTTCTAATTCTTGGGCAATAGTTATCTACAGTTGTTATTGTCCCAAATGTTCTGCACACCATTGGTCTATAACCATAGACGGTACAACCACCTTTATAAAACGCACAATGCCGAGTAGTCTCACCACCAGCAACCCAATCCTTATCATACATCGCACCAGTAAGGTCAGAGATTACTTCATTCATCCACTTCTCAGCGAATATACGACCTTTATCTTCAAGATACAAATAGTATTGCTGACGCAATTTAAAAGCA